GACTTGCAAAGGTCGAGCTAATTGCAAAACTTGTATACGGCGTTTATGGGGCAGTGCTGGGCGCTGTCGGCATTGCTTTGGTCGGATTACTAAGTGGCTGAGTGGCAGCACCCTTTTCCTGAAAGCACCATCACCAGCAGATTCGGTTCGATGGCTAGACGGCTTACGCCCCACAGAGGTACTGACTACGCACCCGGAGCTAATGACCTTATCCCTGCGGTCACAGACGGCGAGTGTGTGGCAGTTCAGTGGTCAAACATACTTGGCTGGGTAATGATTCAGAAAGCCTCTACAGGCAAGCACTACATCGGTTACTGTCACTTGTCATGTAACGAGCATGGTATCAACTGCAAAGGCCCTTCACAACACCCTGACGGCTCTACCTGCATGGTTCGGTTAAAGCCGGGGGACAAGCTAAAGAAGGGACAAGCCGCAGGGCGAGTGGGAAATACAGGCTCTGCATCGAAGGGCAGCCATTGTCATGTCACGCTCGGCACAACCCCTAAGAGTCCGTTCTACGGCAAGGTCTATGACATAGCGAAGTTCATTAACAAGCAACTGGTCGTGAAAGCGTGTCCGACGTGCAAACGGCCTCTCTAAAACGCAAAGCCAAAAAGTTTGCCACCGGAGCTATAGACGCTCTGTTCTTGCTTGATAGCAGCTCCCCTAACACAGGCAAGGCAAGCTGGAAGTTCCGTAGGAAGCTCATATTCGGTGCGTACAGGCTTTCATTCGTAATGATTATCTTTGGTGGCATAACCTTCTTCACAGACTCTCAGGTGTCTAGCAACCTCATAGTTGGCGGTGTAGCCCTAATGAGCATTATCATCGGTGCGTACGTAGCTGGCGCTGCTTATGAAGATGGTAAAGTAGACCCTATTGACGAACCATAGGAGAAATATGTTCAACTTGCTATTCTGGCAGTATTCGGGCGAGCGCGCCTTGAAGACCGTAGCTCAGGCTGCACTTGCATTTCTAGGTACTGGAACAATCGGTCTGTTTGAGATTGACTGGGCTGGTATTGCTTCAGTGTCACTAGGCGCAGGGTTGCTTTCAATCCTGACCAGCATCATTACTAAAAAGTCCTAGTTTCTTTCGTTGGCGGTAGTGCCGCCCCATATACCAAACTCTTCCTTAGCTGCAATGGCGTAGTCAAGGCAGATTTGCTGCAGTGGACACTGTCGGCAGATAGCCTTGGCTACCCTTACGGCGTTTGCTCGCTCTCCTGAAGCGTTACCAAAGTCTTCTGGGAAAAACGCGTCTGGAATCTGTCGGCATATAGGTTCTTCTTTTTCTGCCGCAGATAACAATTTGATTAACTTTCGGTCTCGCTCTGTCATAATGTCCTTCCTTTTGTGTAGTCTATGGAATGACTTGGAAGGAGTCAAATTGAAAAACAAATACCTGCAAAACACCGAGACCGCCGAATTTATCGGAGACCCTGAATCGGGAACTGATGAGTGGCACGCGCTTAGGAAAGGCGCTATAGGTGGCAGCGAAGTAGGAACAATCGCTGGCCTAAACCCTTGGGAAAGTGCCTACACGCTCTGGCACAAGAAGCTAGGGCTAATTGAAGACAAGATAGATGCTAATTGGAGCATTCGGTTTGGTAGAGCTTTTGAGCGACCAATACTAGAGATGTTTGCCGAAGACCACCCTGAGCTAGAAGTTATGGAAACAGGAACGTTTAGACATAAAAACAACCAATGGCAAAGCGCTAACCCTGACGCGGTTGCTCTAAACACCACAACTGGCAAATACGAGATTATAGAAATCAAGACTGCTAGGGCTGGCTGGGAAGAAGTGCCTCAGTCTTACGTTGCTCAGGTGCAGTGGTATATGCACGTAATGGGTTTTGACACAGCACGCATTGTGGCAGTCGCCGGGTGGAGCTGGTACGAGCAAGTCATTGAATATGACAAGTTCTTTGCAGAGGCACTAGAGGCTTCGGCGCATAGGTTCTATAAAGCCATGACCGATGGCGTAAAGCCTGACTGGGACGGCAGCCAAAGCACTTACGAAACAGTTCGCAGGACTAACCCGATGTTGTCAGATGAATCTGTGGAAATCCCTGAAGAGCTTGCAATTCGGTTGAAAGAGGCGAATAATAGTAGCAAAGAAGCAACGCAGCAATTAAATAAAGCAAAGAGCATGGTGCATGACGCAATCGGTTCAGCAAAGTACGCGACAGTAGAGAGCAAAGTTGTTGCACTAAAGCAGTCCCGTAACGGAAGCGCCCCTTACCTAGTAATCAAAGGATAGATAATGAGATTTAATTTAGAGGACTACGAAACAGTTGACTCACGCATACAGCGATTCGGTCAGGAATACCCTGACGGCAGGCTGATTACAGAACTTGTAAGCGACCCCTTGCTGCAAGAAAAGCCGCGTATTTGGGTAGTCAAGTCTTACGCCTACCTGACAGCAGGAGACCAAGCAGCAGGGCTAGCAAAGTCCACAGGCTATGCCTTTGAGATTGACGGCACAGGTGGTGCTAATAACACTGCAGCCCTTGAGAACGCAGAAACGTCATCTTTGGGCAGGTGTTTACAAAATCTGGGTATGAGCGGCTCAAAGTCAACACACAGAGCATCGCGTGAAGAAATTGAGAAGGTCGTTCGGTCAGAGGCAAACGTCAACAGAAATTGGTCGGCAGAAGCTAGTAAGCTGACAGATGTAGACGCACTACGCCTTTTGTGGGCCGAAGCTAAAGCAGCTAAAGCCCCTCAGAAGACACTTGACCAGATAAAGGAGCTTGCCAATGGACATTCTGCTAGCGAGCCTAAAGGAACTAAGTGAGGCTTATGCGTGGGAGAGGGTCTACGGGACTAATGAACGCGCAGAGATGTTTCACAAAGCGCGCCAAGAACGTTTGGAGGCCATAGTTGTTGCCTCAAGAAATAGTGGCAGAGCTAAGAAGGCTGACCGAAGAGATACGGAAGGGCAGTAGCGCCCTTTACGAAGCTGAAGTCGCTTTAGCAAACTGCGAAAATGCACTTGACACTATAGAACAAAGAGCTTTTATAGGTGCAGAAGGCACTGTGGCTGACAGAAACGCCCTATCACGTCTTGAAGCGGCTGACAGCCGTCTACAGCGGGATTTAGCACGAGCCTCAGTCAATCGTATCAAAATGAAGGTAAAGGGCTTAGAGAGCGCTCTGATGGCTACTCAAACCATGTCGCGACTTATGGAGATGGAGGCGAAGCTCTAATGCCCACCGAGAAAATAAAGAAACGTATTTGGGAACGCGACGGCGGAATGTGCTGGCATTGTGGGTCAGACGAAGGACTTACGATTCACCACCGCATAAATCGTGGAATGGGTGGCGACAAGACCAAGATTCTTGACAGGCCCTCAAACCTAGTTCTAATGTGCGTTCTACATAATGGGCTAATGGAGTCCGAGTTTATGGTTGCCAGAGAAGCGAGAGACAACGGGTGGAAGGTCTCACGACACGCCAGCCCGCTGCACGCACCGATAGTTGACTTTATGGGTCGCTGGTGGTATCTTGGCGACCAATTCGAGAAATGGGAAATAGATGAGCATTGAAGTAATGGTTGACGTATTACACAACAGTAAAGCGCCTGCAAGAGCGAAGCTAATTCTGCTAGGAATAGCAAATCACCAAGGTGAAAATGGAGCTTATCCTTCGGTTGCAACTCTGTCGAAGTATGCAAACTGCTCAAGTAGAACTGTAAAGCGTGACTTGAAGGTTCTTCAGGAAATGGGTGAGTTACTTGTGGAAAACCAAGCCGCGCCTGTGGATAACCAGTACAAGCCAAACCTTTATTGGGTCACTTTGTCAGGGGTGACAGGTTCGGCAGGGGTGTCCAGTGAGGTAAGCAGGGGTGTCCAGTCAGGTAAATCAGGGGTGACAGTAAGTGGCACGCTAAACATAAATAAAACCCTTAAGAACAAGAGAGAAGGGGAAAGGCTCCCAGAAGATTTTCAACCTTCAGAAAAATCAGTCGCAATTATGGCTGAACACTTTCCACAGGTAGACCTAAAACTAGAAACTCACTCTTTCAAGGATTATTGGTTTTCAACCACAGGTGCTAACGCAACGAAAAAGGATTGGGACGCTGCATGGCGTAACTGGATTAGAAATTCTTACAAGAGAGCAAAGCCAAAGCGCAATTACAACGAAAGCGATGAGCTTCGTCGTGAGCGAGAGATTCGGGAGCTGCTAGCTAATGAAGAATGAGGTGATTCGGTCAGAAGGCTACGCGCCTGACTTTGACATTGACGTAAAGCGCGGAGAAGTTGGCGAAGAGCTGACCGCCTCTATCCTCTCTGAGATTGACACAGTTGAGGTCAAGACCGACTACAGGGCAAACGAGACTGGCAACGTCTACATCGAGGTTTACAGCTACCGCAAGAGTGACAGGTCTGACTTGAAGCTATCCGGTATCAGTAGCTCGAAGGCAAAGTGGTGGAGCTTTGTAGGCCCTGAAGGTAACGGTTTGGTAATAGTCAAGACAGAGGACTTGCGCGACCTAGTGCGAGAGAACTACACTCGGTACAAAGTGCTACAGCCGATAGCTTCTGAGAAGACAGCAGCGAGTATCGGAGTGGCACTGCCAATGAAGCTAATCATCGAAAGGATTGGTCTTGAACCTCAAGGAAACTGAAACGCTGTTACGCGAGATGTTTGCAGTAGACGGCAGGAAGCTAGAAGCCGAGAAGATTGCAGCTTGGAAAGAATCACTTGGTGGAATGCAGCTTGACGTTGCTCAGGCAGCCCTAAGAGCCGCAAGAGCCGATTCATTTATCAACTTTGTTGAGCCAAGACACCTTTGGGCAAAAGCCAAGTCAGCCGCACAAGAGCTTGACCGAATCGCGCAGCAGTCAGAAATGAAAGAAGCAGAGGCAAGTAAAAAATACGCCCCTTGCCCTACTTGCGTTCATGGTCTTTCTTTGCTAGCGTGTAACGAATGTTGCCGAACGCTTATGAATCTTCACGACAGTCACCAGAACGAATATGGCGACTGTGGCGAGTCTTGCAACAACTTCGCCAAGCAGAACCTGCTAGCCTAGCTATGTGGACAAAGTTCTCATATGCCCTCGCTGCGGTTACGAATGGACAGTGGCGAAAAACAAACGGCGCAAAGGAAGGCCCCTTTGTGGGTCTTGCCGCGCCAGAAGAACTTCAGCAGTCGGTAAAGAAGACAAGTGCATACCTTGGCATGGCTTCTTTGATGACGATTGGGTCACACCGATTGACGAAGACGGAGAAATCGTATTACCGGGGATTCGGTTATGCGGAAACTCTGACTGCGTAAACAACCTGCACATAGAAAAGAGATGAAATGATAAAGATACAAACAACCGCGTGGCTAAATGAAGTAAAGCAGCTAAACGGGTTTTCGGTTCTCAAGTGCGCTCACAAGAGCCGCAAGCAGAACGACCAAGGTGAGTGGGAAACCACTTCTACTGAGTACATTGACGTCTTGATTGACGACAAGCGTAAGGGAGACTTCTCTGACGTGTTCCAGACCGAAGCGCCATTCCGAATAGAGCTAGCAGGAAGCGCAAAGCCAAACGGCTTCTTGAAGAAGGACGGCGAAGTTGGTGTTACGTTGAATGTCTACCCAGAGTCAATTAGCGTACTGACAGCTGGCACAACTTCTGTCTCCACCATTGCAAACATTCTTGACCCTAACTCTGCACCTTTCTAGATTAGGCTGATGGGGTGGGTAAGTCAGAGCTATCATTCGATGCCTTTGGCGAGCCTGCCCCACAAGGCAGCAAAAAGGTAATACATGGAAGGCTCATAGAAGCCTCCGGTGCTAAGCACAAAAAGTGGCGAAAAGATGTAAAGCTTGCAGCTATGGAAGCAATCGCTGGTTCTGGCGTTGCATTTTTTGATGACCCAATAGAGATAACTCTAAAGATTTATGTTAGACGCGGTTCAACGGTAAAGCGTGCGCTACCAACCGTACCCGCCGACTTGGATAAGCTCGTGCGCTGCATTTTTGACAGCATAACGGACGCAGGCGTCTGGAAAGACGACAGTCAAGTTGTCAAGGTAACAGCCTTTAAAGTGTACGCAGATGACCGCGAACCGGGCGCGTTTATACAGATATCCAAATATAACAACTAGGTAACAACTTGCCCAAGGTGCTTGACTCAGCCCTTTTTCTCTCATAGGCTCTTTACATGAGCAATATTTATCAAAGCCAAAACGATGTTCAGTGGCGAAACCAGCAAGGTCTATTAGACGCTAATTACAACAAAGGCGTGGACGTAGGTGTAAGCATTGTGGTCGAGAAGCTGCAGAACATTGAAGCATACCTAAGAGAAACAAACCAAAACAATGCCGACCTTATAGGCGAAGTAATTAGGGAGATTACAAAATGACAAGAACAGACTGGAAACACTTCAAATATGAAATTGCGAACTTCGTGTTTAGAAAAGAACTAGACGAAGCTTTTCGCGAAGGGCAGCGTTCAGGCGTTGAGTATGCGTCTCACACGCTTGGGTTTGCAGTTCGCAACCTAGACGTATCAAAGATGACAAAGACTCAGAAAATCGGTCACGAAGCATCTCTGAGCGCAGTAATTCAAGCCAAGAAAGAAATAATGAGGAAGACGGGAGTACAGCTATGAGAGTGCCAGTCGTAGTCTACACAACTGGGCCTGCGTGCGTACAGTGTGCAGCCACAATGCGAACAATGGAAAAATTGGGCATTATCTATGACAAGGTTGACCTAACTCAGCACCCCGACCTTGCCGACAAGTTTAAGGAACTGGGTCACGTAACTGCACCGATTGTTGTGACTGACAGAAAAACATGGTCAGGCTTTCGGTTGGAGAAGATTGAGTCACTAGCAAGATTCCTAGCCAGCGACGAGGCAAAAGCATGACAGACCTAAATCCTGAGCAGTTTGACCAGATGTGGCTTCAGTTTGCAGCCTTGGGAATAGAGAGTGAGCGTGAGCGCATAATCGAAGCAATAAAAAAACATCAAAAAGATACAAAGTACACACGTAATCACTTTGAATACTCAAGAGCAATCTGGGAAGTCTTAGACATAATCAAAGGAGAAGAGGAATGACCATTAACGAGCTAATAGCAACAAGTTCGGTTCACGCCTATAACGGCGGAGTGAGTGAAGGCCGCAAGCTTGAACGCGAGCGCATTCTAAGAATCTGCAAAGAGATAAGCGTTCCTTACGTATCAGAACACACTAACGAACTAGGTGACGTTGTATTTATCAGCGACCTAATCAGCTACATGAACGACAAGGATTACGAATGACACTCAAATCAGAACACAACAGAATCGAAGCTGACTTCAAGCAGGCCGCAGGGCTACTGCGTCACGACTTAGTTTGGAGCAAAGACTTTGACGCAATTCGGTCAGACCTAGCAGACTACCTAGACAGGACAAGCTCACTTGGAGTTGCTAACAACCCAGCACTGGTTCGGGTTGTCCGGAACTTGATTGCCACAGAGAACGACCTGACCGTTTGATGAAAGACCTAGTCAATCACCCGCCGCATTACACAGCTCACCCAAGCGGCATTGAGGCAATTCAGGTAACGAGGCACATGAACTTCAACTTGGGCAACGCAATGAAGTATATTTGGCGCGCTGACCTCAAGGGCAATGCAGTTCAGGACTTGCAAAAAGCCGTCTTTTACATAAACGACGAAATAAAAAGGATAGAAAATGCTTGAGGGACTAAAGCCAGCTAAAAGGAAAGGTCACGTTTGCAAGGTTGCAACAACCATAGAAGAGCTAGACGCGACAGACAGCGAAATCTTAGCCGCCGCGATAAATGACGCAAACACATGGCCTGCTAGTACCCTTGCAAGCGAGCTTCGTAAAAGAGGGCTGTCCATTTCCGACATGACAATCCTTAGACACCGAAAAAAGATTTGCGTTTGCTATAGGCAAGAGATAGGCTAATACAATGCTAGAAAACCTTAAGCCTCAACCTAAGATTGAAACTTCTCCCAACTTTCGTCCGGGCGTAGAGTTTGACGGACTAGAAGGAACCGCGACTACCGAGGGCTTTGAAGAGCAACCAAACTTCGATGACTTCCTAAGAGAGCGCGGATACCCGCCCGAAGAATACGAGATTGTCGGTACGCCTCGCACGTCACAGTGGCAGCGTTATGACGGTGACTGGCTTACTAGCTACAGATTTAGCTTCCGCAAGAAGAACACAGAGATTGACCTACCAACCTTGTTTGCACAGGCAAAGCGCACGAAGCGAGCAGACAGAAAAAAAGAAAACAAAGACCGCGTATTAGTAGTAATACCTTCTGACTACCAAGTTGGCAAGACTGGCTCACGCGGAGGCACTAAGGAACTACTAGAGCGCATCTTTGCTTCCTATGACCGCATCGAAGCGCAAATGAAGAAGGGCAAGTACGAGCGCATTGTAATTCTCGATGGAGGTGACGTTATAGAGTCAGTGTCTAACGCCGCTGACCTACACCAGCTTTCCGAAAATGACTTGTCGCCTATGCAGCAGGTGGACACTGCGGCTGCTTTACTTTGGGATTTGCTTAAGAGAGCTAATCAGTACGCACCTGTAACTTACGCTTCAGTCGGTTCGAACCACTGCCAGCTAAGAGTAAACAAGCAGACCGTAGGCAGGCCCGGTGTTGATGACTGGGGCATCGTAATCATGCAACAGTTGCACAGGCTTGCAACCGAGGTGGGGCTAGACGTGAAATTCCTTAAGCCTCAACCTGAAGATGAGAGTTTGGCGTTTGACGTGTTTGACGACAGCTTTCACATCATCGGCCTATGGCATGGACACCAGAGCCGCAGACCTGACCAAGTTCCTACATGGTGGAGGCAGCAGACATTCGGCAACCAGCCTGTAGCTGCAGCCAGTATTGCAGTCACCGGGCATTTTCACCATACAAGAATCACTGAACTCGGAAGCCATCAGAACGGCGGAAGTCGCTGGTGGATTCAAGCTTCCACAATGGACTCAAGCTCAGACTGGTTCCGTCGTATTGCAGGCGAGGACTCAGCGCCAGCCATCACCTGTTTTGAGCTAGAGAAGGGTACGCACTACCAAGGTGCGATTATGAGGTTCTAGTGCCTACATACACATACAAGTCAGTCTGTGGCAGCACAATGATTGTGACTCACAGCATCACCGAAGACCCTGAACTTGTCTGCCCTAACTGCGCTGGCAAGATGCAACGTGTAATTGAAGTACCAGCAATTCAGTTCAACGGCTCTGGCTTCTATTCAACAGATAACAAATAGGTAACGGTGCTTGACAAAAATATTCGGTTGGATTAGTCTTACAGAATAACGAAATAGCAAAAAAAAACATAGGGGGGGTATCCCCCAAAAGGCTTGCAGGTTTGCGGAAGTTTACTTTCCCGTATTTTTTCCCTTCTTCCTCTGGTTCGAGTCCAGAAAGCCTACGTGATAGTAAATACAATGTGTTCGGTATGCGAGAAGTGCGTAATACCCGGACAGAAGATAGAAGGCATAGCAAACTGCGAGCGTTGCAAGGCTAGGGCCAGAAACGACCTGCAAGACTTTAGAATGGTTTACTCAAAGAGGTGGTGGCATGAGCAAGACCCAGTTCTCGCGCCCATGCGTGGTGTGTGGGAAGCTTTCTAACAACGGCTCTTATTGCGAGGTATGCGATAAGCCAAGGCAGGACAAAGAGAGACAGAGACAATCTGCCAGAAAGCGTCACAGACCACAATACTCAGGCGACTATAAACGCCGAGCTAAAGCAGTAAGAGACGCAGCAGTAATCTGCCACTTGTGCAACGAAGGTGCTAGACCTAATGACCCTTGGCACGCAGACCACCTGATACCCGGAGATATTAACTCGCCGCTTGCCCCTGCTCACAAATCCTGCAACGAATCTCGCGGCAACAAGCCACTAAAGCCGTAATTCGAAAATATTCGGTTAAGAATCGTCAGAAAAACTGAAAAACGAAAAAATTTTGACATATCGAACACTTGTTCGAAACATTTGTTCGCATAGCCTAGATACCTCACTACCGCGCATACGCCCGCCCGCGCAAATACCACACGCGGCGCAATTTGTCAAGCGTTTTTAGGTAACAATTTCGTTATAAAGAAAATAAACAAATTGACTTGACACGCCCCGAAAGATTGACTAGCTTTTTAGTAACGGCAGGGAAAGGCCGCAAACGAAAGGGAAAAAATGGAAACCGTAACAATCGAAAGAAGCGTTCTAGAGTGGCTAACACGCGAGGCGCTCGACATTAGGCAAGACGGGCTAGACATAGCTCACGAGTGTGACAGAATAGCCGCGCTAAACGTGCATAGGGCAATAGAGGTCTTGGGCAATAGCGACCAGCTACAAGCCGAGGCAATCGCCGCCCGCGAACAAATGTGGGCTGAACACAGGGAACACGTGGCGCGCCGAGAGGCCGAGCAAGAGGCAGAACTAAAGGCAGCAGTCAAGGCAGCAGTCAAGTCAGCAAAGGCGCCGAAATAATGCAACGCTTGCCCGTAGACATCACCACAAAATTCGAGGACATAAACGGAGTATCGCCACTTATCAAGATGATTTTGTTTGTTCTTGGTAATGCCGTAATCGGCGGCGCTATTGCCTATGGCTCACTTACCGCCCTAGAGAAGTGGGCTGGCTAATGGCTACTTTTGCCGCTTGGTATTCAGTAGAAGACTACGGAAAGGTGTGGTTTGAAGCTGATTCGCTAGAGCAGGCGCAAGACCTTATAGACCAAGTGCCGGAAAGAATGAGCATCGAAGACCTACCAAGTGTAAAAATGAAGCTAAAAGGTAGCGAGCTTGTGATTGACGGACTAGAGAGGATTGACTAATGGCACTTACAACACGCGACCAAATAAAGAGCGAAATCCTCGACCACTTGGAGCAACTGAAAGAAGAGCAATACCCCGAAGAGCTACTTCACGAGCTAGCCGAAAGCAATGCGCCAATTTATTATGGCGACATAATAAGCGAATGGCAGCAAATGCCTAGCGAATTTGATAATGGCTGGCAAATGTATGGCTTTGATGAATCTTTTCAGTCTGGCGGGATTTATTCTCTAATGGGTATTGACCTACAACTTTATTATGAAAGCCAATTTCTAGAGGTATGGGAAGAGGTAAAGAGTGAACACGCTATTCCCGAAGCCTGAACCAATAGGCGAGGCAGAGACCCGAAAGGCCGCACGAATAGCCCTAGCAAAAATGTTGGGCAAATTCGGTTTGTATGTTGTCGGCTTGCTTGCCATAGGTGTTGGGTTTATCTTTTGGTTTATTCTCGCGGTGCTATTGCAACCCTTTAGAGGGGACGGCGTAAATGATTGACGTTCAACTACTTAGAGAGCAGATTGAGTTTCTTGATAGCTACCAATGGCGAGAGCCAACAGACGAACACTTTATTGAAGGGGTAATTCACTTACTTGAAAGTATCTTAGACAAGGAGGTTGGCAGTGATTGAGTCCCTGAAAGAGATTTTTGACTTGTCGCTATTCGGTGGGAAAGCCCCGAAGATGACAGAGCAAGAAAAACAATGGCAAGAAGTCGGTCAGGCGATTATCTCTAAAAATTGGGTAAAGCTCAATCAAATAGCTCACAGGGATAACCTAACGGGCGCTGAGTATCTTGACAGGGTCGCAATGGCAGCTTGTCACGTTTACGCGGCAGGGCGAGAGCCGACACGCTGCAAAGAGTGGACGGCGATTGAAACGCTGCTAGAGACTATCCACTTTCCGGAGTGGTCGCAGGCAGTAGACGCTAGACACAAATTAGACACCTAACCTATGCGAACAAGTGTTCGAGAGGCTAAAACAGCAACGCAGGATAGAGACCGCGCCAGAGGTCACAGGAGCGATTCTGGCGGGTTTTTACCCTACTTTAGCCACAAGCACACAGGGCAAGTCCTGAAAGCCGCCCTTGAGCGATTTGGGGGGTTTTGCCCAGTAAACACGCGGGCGAACAACTGTTCGAGAGGCCAAAATAGCGTTACCAATCTGTTATCAAAGCGTTACCAAGCTGTTATCAAAAACACTTGACACACCTGCCCGAATTTAGTAATCTGTAAGTAGTTACAACAACTAAACAAGGGAAGAGGGAAAAAATGGCAACTGTATTGAAAGCCAAAGATTATGACAAATGGCTAGAAGTCCGAAAAGCCCAAAAGCTAGCAAGCACACTTAGGCTAATAAGTGAAAACCTAGAATACGTGGCAGACGGTCTTACGGTAGCAAGCAATAACTGGTTTGACCACTACAGCTATGGACATTGCACCGAAGAAGAAGAAAAAATGTATGAAATGTGGCAAACGCTAATCAGAGAGCTGAGGCCAAGAGACTAAACAGGTGAAGCCCGCCCCCTAAAAAGGGCGGGCAACACTTGACAAAGACAAACAAGAATGACACAATAAAAACACAGGCAGGGAAAGCCTGAAAAAGGAAAGGGAAAAAAATGCAAACATACAGCGTAAAGGTAAAAACCTCAAGAAATACTTCTTTTGCTTGGAAGCTCGAAGAGTCATCAGTAGCAAATGTGATGACACGAATTGACAAAAGAATAAGAGGGATTGGTGTTGTAACCCTAACAATCACCGAAATGGAAGAGGGGTCTAACTAATGACAATCAGGACAGAAGAGCGCGCAGAGTTGCGCGAGTATCTGGCAACGGCGGCGGGCATAGCGTGGGACACGTGCCATAAGATTTATGTGCTTATGGACGAAGAACAGGTGGAGCAAATGCGCGCTTTGGGCTATGGAGACCAAGAAGACCCCGATAGCCTAATGACAAGCAGCGAGCTAACCCCTCGGCAAATGTCTGCCACAATTAGCAAATGGTTCACAGACTCGTGCGTTCTTAGGTTTATCAACGCGGTTGCTACCACGCCAGACGGCGAAGATTTTTTCAGCATAGTCCCGCAACGATAGAGAGGGCTGACTGATGACAGAATGCGAGACCTGCGACACAAGAGGCGAACCCGAAGAGATGACACAGATTGAGGGTTTTAGCGGGCGTTATGTCTGTGAAACTTGTTGGCTTACCAAATGATTATTGTCTGCCCGAATCACGCGGGCGCGTTTGACTGTTCGCCTTTCTGCGAATTGTGCGAGGGAAACCAAGAGTTTGAACTGCCCAATCACAAGACCGGCGTTTGGGAGGTTGCTTTCTGTTATGAAGAGTTTGTTGTCAGGACAGTCGCCTACGCCAACACAAAAGAGAAAGCCATCAACCAAGCCGAAAGCAAAATACCAAACATAAAAGAAGAGCTGTTAGAGATTGACACAAGACTAGAGGGGGTAAACGAATGACTAAAAAAATAGGAGGTAATCCAATGTTTAGCTATGAATGTTGGAAATGTCCGGAGCTACACGACACCGACCTAGGCGGCGCAATCTGGGGAACTAAATACGGGATAGCTCTAGTTCACCTAACCGTATTCGGTCAGAGCTTCCCGATAATGCCGCGCAAGCTGTTCTATAAATGGGCAGCTATTCGCGGCAGATTACACGCCACAAAAGTCAAGCGGTAATTCGGTCAGATTCGGTCAGAGATTCGGTCAGATTCGGTCAGAGATTCGGTCAGATTCGGTCAGATTCGGTTTGATTCGGTCAGAGATTCGGTCAGAAAAGTGTCTCAGGCAACCCTAAGGCAGTAATCAGGCAATTCTCAGCCGACTCTCAGGAAACTCACAGATAAAGCGTTATCAAACTGTGACCTAAAAACACTTGACAAAACAGGCAAAAGGCGCTAATTATTACGCGCCCGTCAGATACGTTACTACCGCGCGCCCGCCCGCGCGACACACGCGCCCGCGTGAACTTACACTAACCCCGAAAGTTTGTCAAGCGTGTTTTATAACAATATCGTTATAAACAAAACGGCCTAAATACTTGACACGCGGCAGCGCGGCGACTAACTTAGTTACTAGCGGCAGGGATAGGCCGCAACCAAAAGGGAAGAGGGAAAAAATGAACATCTACTTAACCAATAAAGACATCAGCGCCTTGCTTTGGTCTATTGACCTAACCGAAGGCAGTTTTGCGGGGTGGTCAGAAGAGGAAATGGGCAGCGAAACCGTTGCCGACTTGTTAGCCCTAAAAAGGCTGTTCGCGAAACTACTAGAACAAAGCGACTTTGTAACGGGGGCTTACTAATGAAACTAAGACTAAAGCAAGCAGCGGGGGCAACCCTCGCGGGATTAGTTCTAATGTTCGCTATAGCAGGTCATCAAGCCTTAGAGCAGGTAAATCACTACGCGGCTAACGGCGCGGCATTGGTCGCGATTGCGTGCGTGTTCGCGGGACTACTTGACACCGGAACGGGACGCCACAAGAAGGGCGGGCGCTAATGTTGTATCGCCTGTATTTACCTAGCCCCGCCGCCAAGAACTATTACCTAGCCGAGAGCGGCAAAACTTGGGAGGGCAACCTAGAGACGGCTAACAAACTATGGCAGGCCCTGTTAGTTCGCGGCACTTGTTACCTAGTGGAAGAGGTGAACTAATGCTTGATGGAACTTACCTGAAACTAGGCGGCGACTATCACCGCATTGAATCAACCTTGGGCTATTGGGTCGCGAGTAGCGAGACAACACTAGAGCAAGTGGAAGACGGCAACCTAGTCGGAGTGTGGGAAGATAGCGAGGGGAAGACGTGGATAGATAACACCCACTATTTCACCGACCTAAACAGCGCCCTAGAGTTTGCCCGCGCTAATAATCAGTTAGCTATTTGGGACAACCTAAACGCGGCAGCGATTGACACCCGCGAGACCGTAACGACCTAACACGAGAGCAGCACGCAGCCCCGCTAGCCCCCCCCTTAGCTAGCGGGGTTTCGCTATGCCTGAAACTTATTGGAGGAAAACAAAGACACGCCCCGCCCCCCCCCTATGGCAGCGCGCCGCCTGAATCATAGAGAGCAAACATTCAAGCAGCCAGAGAAAAAGAAAACAAATCCCGCCAGAATTACAGAGACTAGACCTAGAGCCACCCCGCCCCCGCCCCTAGTCAGAGAA